TACGACTTTGGCAGAAGGTGAAAAGCTCAAAAAGAAACCCTACCAGGTGCCTGACCTGGAACCCGGCGACAACACAAAGTACATCAACCATTCCTTGACCATCATGAAGTGGAATAAGCCGGACATGGACAGCTTGGAGGCGGTGCAGAAACGGTGCTTCGACTATTTCAGCCTGTGCGCTGAGAATGATATGAAGCCGACTTTCGCAGGGTTCGCTTTGGCGTTCGGTGTGGACAGAATGACCATGTGGCGGTGGTGCAACGATCACCCGGAAAGTAGGAAATTAAGCCGCCCTATTCGTGACACCATCAAAAAAGCACGGGATTTAATTAACGCTCAGATGGAGGATTTCATGCAAAATGGCAAGATTAACCCCGTTGCCGGAATTTTTTTGATGAAAAACAATATGAACTACACAGACCAGCAGGAAGTGGTCTTAAAGCCGGATAATCCGCTTGGAGAGCGGGCAGACCCGGAGAAGCTGCGGCAGAAGTATCTGGAAGATGTTCGCGGTAGCGGTGCGACTATCATTGACGCGGAGGGTGGAACGGAATGAGAGAAAAGACGGAATACGCCATCGAACGAATGTGCACAGAGGTTGCCAAAATCCGGATGCTGATGGAGGGCGGCGCTAGGAAACCCGCCTGCGACTTTTGCAGAGAGTGTGTGAACAAACCGGAAACATTCACCGTGGTTGCCCATAGCGGGCGGCAAATGACGGTGACTTGGAATTTTTGCCCAGTGTGCGGTCGGAAGCTCGAGCAACTATAACAGCGACTTTGACCCAGCGACTATAGCGACTATAAAAACGCCCCGGAGGTCTTTCGACTTTCGGGGCGACTTTCTGCGACTATGAAACGGGAATTTTCGGCTGCGACTTTGCGACTATGGCTCACGAGCTGGGAGCCTTGCGGGGATTTTCAGCTCTGGCACAAAAACCTGCCGGGAAATCTGACCGGGACCGGGGCAGCTTATGGGGCGGCGCTCCTGCACCGTTGCAGATGGCAGAACGCCGGGGGGGGCGCAGAAAGCGACAGGCCGGGGAAAAGCTGCGGGGTTGCCCTTGGCATATCCGGCACGGGAAACGGGGCAAGGGCGGGCGCTGAACGCTTTACACGCGGCATAAAATACCGCACGGCGTTGTGTTGCGTCCATACGCGCCCATTTTAAGGCGGGAACGATGCTCAACGTTAATTTATATTGCAAGAATAAAAACCGCTTAAAAAGCCGCTGAGCGCCTTACAGGGCATAGCAAGAGAAAAGCCCCACCACATGGGCAGGGCAAACGGGAAACGCCGCGCCTGATCTGGACGCGGCCAGAAAGAAAAGCCGCCCGGACAATGCCCGGCCGGCTTGCACATTATTTGCTTATTTTCAGCAGCTCCGCCAACACCAGCAGCGGGAAAAACAGAATCGCAAGGATAATCACGCGCCGACCTCCTCACAAGTCCAGAACTCGCACCCGTGGGAGGCTGCTAACTCGTAGCAGTCCCAAAAGCCGGGTTCCGCTTTTGCCTGAATTGTTGTTTCAAAATCCACGTTTTCCCCGGTTTTGCTTGCTGTAAAAATGTATGTTTTCATGGTTTTACCTCCTTATGCAAACGTAAATCTACGGGCTTCCGTTGTCTTTGTGTATCGGGCGGCGATTTCCGGCAGGTCTTTTTTTAGGGCGGTCGTGTCCACTCGGCAGCTTGTGACGGCTTTGTAAGTGGCCTTGTGCTCCGCACCCGCCAGGGTGTCAACCCCGGCGGCCTGCATCTGGGCTTTCAGCTGATCTTTCAGGCTCTCCACCATTGCGGCGGCTTCCTCCTGCATCCGGATATACTGGGCTAGTTCGGCCATGATTGCGTTAATGTTCATGCTTCCACCTCCTCAAGAATCACGGTTACATTATCGCGGCTGCAAAAGCTGCGGACATCGTAGGCCAGATATTTATATGTCCCGGTGTAAAGCTTGAGACAGAGAGTCCCGAACCGGGAGTCTATTTCCATGCGGTTTCTTTTCGCATAGGTGGAAATCAGGGCGGCCGGCGTAAAGTTCGCGCCATGCTCGACGGTCTCGCTAAAAGAACAAACCCATTTAATGCCGTCGTAGTGTTCCGCGCTGATCTCGTTTGCAATGGAAAGAATCTCGGCGGTGGTGTAGCTGGGGTTCCGTTTGTGGATGCGCTGCTCTAGGTCGAGGTTGCGCCAAGATTGGCCGCTTGCGTCGGTGTATTGCGTGTCAATGTGTAGACCACATTCGTTGATGATTTCTAGAACCGGGTTTTTCAGCGGCGCACCGGTGCGCTTGTTGGTGTAGCGGGGTTGGCTGCGGTTCTGCCAAAGCGAGAACTCAAGAAAATAATTCTGGCCGTCCTTGCCGGGGATCGTCTCGCCCATCGTGCATACGCGATAATTGCCGACGTTGCTTTTGGTGGTAGCCCGAACACCGCCATTAAAATTACAACCGCGCTTTTCGAGTAGCAAATAGTTCTTTCCATTGATGACCATTACAATTTCCTCCTTGTAATTCTGTGGAGGCCGTGCTATAATAGCGGTGCCTCCTTGTGTGGCGCGCTCCCGTTGGTCTTGGTAGGATTGCGGGGGCGCTTTTGTTTTGCTCTTGTTTACATTTACTATTATATAGATGTTTTCGTAAATGTCAAGCATTATTTTACAGAAATTCAAGAAAAAATGTAAATTATCAAATCCGGCGCTTCCCGCCCCATCACGGGAGAAGCAGCAGCGAAAGCACCGGGGGCGGGGGATATGGCCGTGCTGGTTTGGAGGGGGTTAGCCCCATAAATACCCGCGAAATCAAAAAGCCCCCCCTTTCAGAAATTCCGGCAAAAACAAAAAAGGCAGTTCCTATTTGTGCATTATTACAGTTGACAAATAATTGTAAATCTGATATTATACAGAAAACAAGATGTACGGGGGAAGCAGAAATGTACGAGATGAAAAAGGCGTGTGTCTATACCAGAGTATCTACAGAGGCTCAGGGAGAGGACGGGAAAGTGTCTTTGCCTGAGCAGGAGCGAATGGCGAAAGCCTGCATTGAAAGCAAGGGCTGGGAATATGTGAAAACCTATGAGGACAACGGGTATACCGGCAGAAACACAAACCGTCCGGGGCTTCAAGAAATGCTTCGGGATATTCGGGCGGGTAAAATCGAAGCTATTGTTATTTTTAAGCTAGATCGGCTTTCCAGAAAGCAACGGGATACTCTAGCGATTGTAGAGGACGATTTGTTGGCAAACGGAGTTGACCTCATAAGCCTGAATGAAACGCTTGATACCACTACCCCGTGGGGACGTGCCATGATTGGCATTCTATCTTCCTTTAATCAGTTGGAGAGCGACAATATCGCCCTAAGGACTACCATGGGGCGGTATGCTACAGCCAGAGAGGGCGGCTATGCCGGGGGGAAGCCTCCGCTTGGGTATCGGGCTGAAAACGGGCATCTTGCAGTGGTGCCGGAAGAGGCGGAGATTGTAAAAAAGGTTTTCGAGTTGAGAAACCAGGGCTGTACATTGCAAGGAATCGCAGACAAGCTGAATGAGCTAGGATATCGGAGCAAGAAGGGCAAGGAGTTCAAGCACTCCGCAGTCCAGACGATTCTGGGCAACGAGGATACCTACCGGGGGAATTACCGGTACGGAAAAGAAATGTGTGAGAATACGCACGAAGCAATTCTAAAGGGGTGAGACTGCAAAATGGGAAAAAGAATATCTGATGCCGAACTAAATGAGCGGTATAAAAGTGTTCCACACTTCAATGTAATTGTGCGGGACGGGACAGTAGAGATACCATCCATTTTCATGTTTGAGGGTGGAGAAACGGAGTATTATCCATTTTTACAGGCTTGCCAGAAAATGAATTGCACGGTTCATTTGGTTAATGAGGGCATTACGATTGTGCCTGGCGAAAATGACATGATGCGGCGAGTAAAGGAAATGCTGTACTTCCAAATGGCAAGGTCGCCGGAAATGGTAACGCAATATCTTAATTATGCCCTGTTCGGAAAGAGAATGACCTGGGATGCAGTTCCCGGGCAGCATGAGCCGATTTTGAAGGAGGAATAATTATGCAAGCTGTATCAACCGCCATGTACACGCTTTTTGCAATCGAAATACTTGCACTTCCTATTTTGCTCATCATCTGGGTTATCCGAAAAATACAAAAGAAGCCTAGAATGAAATGGGTCAAATGGTTCTGGCTTTCTTTTGCTTTATTTTTGATAATCGGAGTGTCAACAAATCCTTCCACATGGTGCGAACATGAATACAAGCTGGTGGAAAGCAAAGAAGCATCCTGCACCGAAAACGGGTACGAGAAGTACCATTGTAATCTTTGCGGTGGCGATAAAAAAGAAACCTTAAAGAAACTCGGGCATTCCATGGTAGATGTTCGGCGGGTAGAGCCCACGGACGATAAGGACGGCGAATATGTCCAGAGGTGTACACGATGCGGATATGAAAAAATAGAAGTACTTCCAATGCTCAGAAAATCCGCTGAGCAGAAAACAGGAAGTTCGACATTGAAGAAAACTGAACCTACCACAGAACCCGCAGATACCTCTGTTGCTTACGACGATATATACAATGCATACAAAGAGAACGAGCTTTTGGCAAATGATACATACCGATACAACCGATACCGTATTACTGCGACAATCGACGGAATGAGCACCGGCGGGCTTCTGAATCTGACAGGCGGCGCTACACTGACGATGGAAGCCAGAGCCGGTAATACCATCGTTTACTTCTACGCAGAATTTGAGAAAGATCAGGAAGATGCCCTGAAAACAGTCAAAGTGGGAGATACGATTACATTTGAGGGAAAATGCATTGGAAGAGGTGGATTCACTGACTGCGAACTGAAATAAGGAGGTCTGACCTATGTGGGTGTTGCTAATTATTCTGTTCCCCATATTCGTGCTGATAGAGCTTATGAAGCATGTATAGGGGGCAAACCCATAAGTGAATAAATGTTCCCATAGGTGGGAGCCATAGCCGAAGGGCTGCTTGTGCTGAGATACGCACGGGCAGCCCTTATTTTTGTATCAGGAGGGAATTTATGAAAATCGACGTTTTGGGAGCAGAATATACGCTTACAGTAATTCGGGGAAGCAAAGAGCCAAGGCTCAAGGATTGTGACGGTTTCTGTGATGAAACCACGAAAGAGCTGCTGGTCGAAAATTACGAAGACAGCAAGGGGGAACCAAATTGCAAGCAAAACCTTCTGGTTCAGACAAACAAGGTGAAGCGGCATGAGATCATTCACGCATTTCTATTTGAAAGCGGCCTTGCTGAAAACTCTTACTGGGCGCAGAACGAGGAAATGGTGGATTTCTTCGCGATCCAGTTTCCCAAACTGCTGAAAGCATTTGAACAAGCGGACGCTCTGTGAGGTGAGAGTATGGATTATGAGAAATTGTCAACCTCCATTCTGGGGGCTATCGAGAACAGACCGGGCGATATCGGGGCATATGAAGACCTGTTTTCCCTGTGTCAGGCATGGGCTGAGACTGATTTCACGGCGGCACATCGGGCGAATAAGCATCTGAAATACCTGTGCGCCGAAATAATGGGTAAAGCTCCTACGTCTCAGGTGGAGGGATTCTACAGCCTTTGGCGGCGGGGGCTATTGTTTGAGGCTCCATATGACTTTGACAGCTATCTCACCTATATGGAGCTGGATAGGCAGGCGAAAAAGCGGTTTTATCAGCCACGGAAGAAGCAGCTAAAGCCCGTGGTGGACGCACTGCAAGCGCTGTGCGGGGATGACAAGCTGGATTTGCTGGCGGTTAGTTTGCCCCCCGGCGTAGGAAAGACCACGCTTGCAATCTTCCTGCTGACCTGGATTGCCGGACGCGACCCAAACAACCCGAATCTGACGGGCAGCCACTCTAATTCCTTTGTGCGGGGCGTGTATGACGAATGTCTGCGGCTGTTTGACTCAAAGGGGGAATATCTATGGCATGATGTCTTCCCTGCCGTTCAGGTGTCCAGCACCAACGCAAAGGACTGCCGAATTGACCTTGATAAGCGTCAGCGATTTGAGACGCTGGAATTTACCTCCATCGGAACGGGCAATGCCGGTCTGTACCGGGCGGCGAACCTGCTGTATTGCGACGATCTGGTATCTGGCATTGAGGTCGCGCTATCCAAAGAGCGGCTGGACAAGCTGTGGGAGACCTACACTACGGACCTGCGGCAGCGTAAAATCGGTGACAAATGCAAAGAGCTTCATATTGCTACCCGGTGGAGCGTGCATGATGTGATCGGGCGGCTGGAACGGGAATATGAGAACAATCCCCGGGCGAAATTCATTCGGATTCCGGCCATGAACGAGGATGACGAAAGCAATTTTGACTACGAGTTCGGTGTGGGTTTTTCCACAAAGTTCTACCGTGAGCAGCGGGATATTATGGATAGCGTTAGTTGGAAAGCGCTGTATCAAAATGAGCCTGTAGAAAGAATGGGGCTGCTCTACCAAGAAAATGAACTCCGCCGCTATTTTGACCTTCCAGACCAAGAGCCAGATGCAATCATTGCCGCTTGCGATACAAAGGACAGAGGAACGGATTATTGCGCCATGCCGATTGCGTACCAGTATGGTGACGATTACTATATTGAAGATTTCATATGCGATAATTCTAACCCGGAAATTGTGGAAGCAAGAATTGTGGCAAAACTGCTAAAGCACAGGGTTCAAGCTGCACGTTTTGAAAGCAACTCCGCAGGAGGAAGAATCGCGGCAGATGTGCAAAAGTGTGTGAAAGAGGAAGGCGGAAGAACAAAAATCACGACAAAGTTCTCCACCACGAACAAAGAAACACGAATTATTATCGCCGCCGGATATGCCAAAGAGCATTTTCTTTTCAAGGACGAAAGCGCATACAAAGGCGATAAGGAGTATCGGCTTGCTATGAGTATGCTTTGCGGATACACAATGGCTGGAAAGAACAAAAACGACGACCTGGTTGACAGTATCGCAATGCTGGTTGACTATTCAGAATCTTTCAGGCTGGCAAAGGTTGAAGTTATGAAAAGACCATTTTAAGGAGGTTTTGTTATGTCTGGGAAAAGGCACGGAATGAGCCATACGCCAATTCACGATATATGGTGCGGGATAAACAACAGATGCAATCCAAATCATGCTCATTCGGAAAGATACGGAAAGCGTGGCATAACCGTGTGCGCAGAGTGGGCGGTGTTTGAGAATTTCCGGGATTGGGCGTTTGCGAATGGATACAAAGAAGGTCTCACAATAGAGCGTAAGGACGTAAATGGAAACTATTGCCCGGAAAACTGCACATGGATTCCACTTGCGGAACAAGCAAGGAACAGGAGAACAACCAGGTGGGTGGAGTATTGTGGCAGGAAAATGTCTCTTGCGGAAGCGGCTGAAATAGCTAGGCTTCCATACAAACAAGTCCACTTCCGCATTAAGCACGGGTGGAGCGTTGAAAAGGCACTGTCAGAGCCGTTAAAAGGAAACTCAAGTTCACTAAGAAGCCGGTGTGAAAAAGCAGGGATTAACTACAACACTGTGTACAATCGAGTGCATTCTCTTGGGTGGAGCGTTGAAAAAGCAATCACTACACCATCCAAGGGAAAAGGAGCTAACCAGCATAGCTATGAATAGTTTGCCCAAAGCTTAAACGGGGCGGTTATAGAGGTTTTCAGCAGACCATTTTAGTCCCAAAGTAGCCGATGGTTTACGAACGAGAATTAAGTAGACAACCATCCGCCACTGTGGTATAATGGTAAATGAGAAAATAGATTTCCGGAAAGGGGGTGCGTAATACGGAGAGCAGACGGTTATTCGGGCGCCGGGTGATTTACACCGAGGTTACGGATATAAACGAGGGGAATATTATCGACGTGCTACAAAAGGCACTGTTTACGCACCTGCAAAATCAGGCAGAGATTGATTACCTGTACTGGTATTACAAGGGAGAGCAGCCAATCCTTAACCGTGTAAAGGAAGTCCGCCCGGAAATCAACAACATGGTTGTGGAGAACCGAGCAAATGAGATCGTATCTTTCAAATCGGCCTATCAGGTCGGCGAACCAATCCAGTACGTAAGCCGTGGTGGGGACGAAGACATTTCCTCTGAAGTGCTGAAACTGAATGACTATATGCTGTCCGAAGACAAGCCGGAAAAGGATAAGGAACTTGCCGATTGGTTCTTCACTTGCGGTACCTCTTATCGAATGACTTTGCCGGACGTTCTGGCGGATGTCGAGGAAGACGAGGCTCCTTTTGAGATATTCACTCTTGACCCGAGATACACATTTGTCGTGTACTCCGTAGGGCTAGGGCATAAGCCCATGATGGGTGTACGGTATGTTCTAAAAGAGGACGGAACGCTTGTTTTCTCCTGTTGGACAGAAACCAGGTATTTCGAGGTCTGGAACACATGGGCTGTTATTCGCGCAGAAGATCAGATTTTGGGAATCCCGATTGTGGAGTACCCGGCGAACATGGCTCGTTTAGGGGCATTTGAAATCGTGATTCCGTTGCTTGACGCAATCAACATGACGGAGAGCAACCGAATTGACGGCGTAGAGCAGTTCGTTCAAGCACTGATGCTGTTCCATAATGTTGACATCAGCAGTGAGGACTACAAGAAACTGCGGGACGAGGGCGCAATCAAGTTCAGGGATATTGACGCCACACTGAAAGCGGAGATTCAATATCTGACCTCCGAAATGAACCAGACCCAGACGCAGACCCTTGTGGACAGCATGTATGAAACGGTGCTGACCATCTGTGGAATGCCCAACCGGAACGGAGGGACTTCTACCTCTGACACCGGAACAGCGGTCATTATGCGGGATGGCTGGTCGGCAGCGGAAGCCAGAGCCAAGGACACGGAGCTGATTTTCAAGAAGTCCGAAAAGGAATTTTTGAAGCTGGTGCTGCGTATCTGCCGGGACATGGGGCATCTGAGCCTGAAACTCTCGGCACTGGAAATCCGGTTCACGCGGCGGAATTATGAGAATATCGCGCAGAAATCAACGGTTCTAACACAGATGCTTGCTTGCGAGAAAATCGCCCCTGAACTGGCATTTACACATTGTGGGTTATTTTCCGACCCGCAGTTGGCCTACCGAATGAGCATGGATTACATGGCGGAACAGGAGAAAAAAGCGGCGAAGCTTGCCGCGCAGAACGGAGGGAACGGCGATGGAAGCGGAAACCAGACCGGCGGTCAGAGTGACGGCGAAGGAAATTCGGGTGATTGAGGAAATCATCCGCCGCCGGAATCAGGCGGAAATCAAAGTCGAACAAGGCCAGATCGTGGTCATTGAGATTCGGCGTAAGAAGGTTAACTGACTGTTTGGCAAAGAGCGCCGCACCTTTCGCGGAAGAGCCACACCAAATGGTATAATTTGTGACTGCTCTAGGGAGCAGCGAACAGCCGAAGGGCTTCTGATACCAGAAATGGTATTGGAAGCCCTTCTTTTTTTACACTGCGGCATCGATAAGCGGTAAGGCAAACAGAAACTTAAAATTAGGCGCGGCAGACAGCGAATGGGGTTCACCTCTCCCCCCACAGAAGGCCGTTCAAATCGGCCTCGCGCCATATATATCGCCGATGGCCTCCCTATCGGCGATGAAACCCGGAAACGGGCAAAGCGGTTCCCCGGCACCGTAAGCCGGGGATATGTGGGTTGTTAGCTCAGTTGGTAGAGCAGCGGACTGTTAATCCGCAGGTCACAGGATCGAAGCCTGTACAGCCCTCCATAACAGCAGCAGGGAAGCTGCTCTATCAAAAACGCAGACGGGAGACAACCCGTAAAAACAGAGATCACGGCGGAGGGAACCGCCTCACCAAACGCAGGAGGAATAATTATGGCAAAAATCGACACAAATCTCATTGAAGGTTATGCGGACATGACCCCGGAACAGAAGCTTGCCGCTTTGGAGGGCTTTGAGTACGAGGACAACGCCGTAGAGCTGGAAAGGCAGAAAAACGCGCTGTCCAAGGCCAATTCCGAGGCTGCGGAATGGAAGCGTAAGCACAACGCGCTTCTGACTGATGAGCAGAGGAAGCAACAGGAGCAGGCCGAAAAGTGGGAGAACATGGAAAAGGAACTGGCCGGTCTGCGGAAGGAAAAAACCGTTGCCGGTTACAAAGCAAAGCTGGTTGCTCAGGGCTATGATGAAGCCCTTGCGGACGCTACTGCTGCGGCCATGGAATCCGGCGATATGGCTACGGTTTTTGCCAACAACCAGGCGTTTTTGGAAAAATATGCCCAAAAAGTCATTGCGGACAAGCTGAAAAGAACGCCCAGAGGCGCGGATGGAAACCCCGGCGGCGCAATGACCAAGGCGGATTTCCTGAAACTCGACACCAAATCCCAGATGGAGTTTATCAAGAACAATCCTGACTGGAAAACAATTTTGAAATGATTATGGAGGTAAAACATTATGGCTACTTATCTTGGCTTTCCGTTTGACCCCGAGCTGTTTAACTACAACTGGGCAAATGCGAAAGACCCCACCCTGACCGCGATGTTTGAGAGCGGCGCTGTCGCCCCGAACGCAGAGCTGGCGAGTTTGATTTCCAACGGCTCCGATTTCTACACCCTGCCGTTCTACAAAGTTATTGGCGGCACTCCTGAGAACTACGATGGCGCGACTGACATCACCCTGACCGACCCCGAAGGCAGCGCTCAGAATGGTATCGTGTTTGGCCGCGCCCACGGCTGGAAGGAGAAGGACTTCATCGTTGATTACAACAGCGGTGCCGACCCCATGCAGCAGATCGTGTCTCAGGTGTCCAAGTATTGGCAGAAGCAGCGCCAGTCCATCATGCTGAAAATCCTGAATGCGGTGTTCGGTGTGACCGGCAGCGGTGAGTTTGCCGGTTGGGCGAACCACATCACTGACCTGTCTTCCACGTCCACCACCGTTGCGGACGCAAACAAGATGGGCGCTACCACCATTGGCGATGCGATTCAGAAGGCCGTGGGCGACAATCAGGACGCTTTCCGGCTGGTGTTCATGCACAGTAAGGTCGCCACCAATATGGCTGGCCTGAAGCTGCTGGACTTCCTGAAATACACCGACGCCAACGGCGTTGAGCGCCCCCTCCGCATTGGCACCGTGAATGGCATGACTGTTGTCGTAGATGACAGCTGCCCCGCCACCGCCGCTACCAGCGGAGAAAGCGCGAAAGCGGCCACCTACACCACCTACGTCCTCGGCCTTGGCGCAATTCAGTACGCCCCCGCTCCCGTGAAGGTTCCTTCCGAGCTGACCCGTGATGCTCTCAAGGGCGGCGGCTATGACGCTCTGGTGACTCGTATCCGTGAAACCATGCACCCCAACGGTTTCAGCTTCACGAAGCCAACTTCTGGCTATACCGCCTCTCCCACGGATGCACAGCTTGCGGCATCTGCCAACTGGTCTATCGTGGCCGACCCGAAGACCATTGCTCTGGCAAAGATCATCACCAACGGCTAAGGAGGTTCACCATGTTCTATGTTTCTGACGGGAAAGTGTATGTGCGCGAGGAAGATCACTTTCGCAACGTGGGCTTTACCGCAAAGGACAAGGTGATTACCCGGCGCGAACTGGAGAGCACTTCTGTGGTGATGGGAACGGTAGTCGTTGATACCCTCAACGACCCCGTACCGCTCACCCGCGAGGAAGTTATCACCAAGTTTTGTTTATCGGAGAATAATCCTATTCCCGTTATCAAGAAACCACGCAAGAAGGCGGGAGAACCCGTAGAATGAAAGGAGGTAAGAAACCGTGCAGGAAGCCGAGAAAAACGCATTGGTAAAAGCCATGGCGAATGAAACCGACGAAAGCACGGTTTCTGCCTACCTTGGCATTGCGGCAAGCAAGATTTGCCGCAGGGCATACCCGTTTGACCCTTCTATTATGGAGGTTCCGGAGCAGTACAGCCATCTACAGGTGGAGATTGCTACGTATCTTCTGAACAAGCGGGGCGGCGAGGGGGAGCTGTCTCACAGCGAGAACGGCATTTCCCGCTCCTACGAGAACGGGGACGTTCCGGAATCCATGATGCGACAGATCGTTCCCATGGCCGGGGTCCTGTGAGGTGACAGTATGAGAATCATGGAGCGAAACAAGCAAAGCTTCTGGTATCTGCTGTATGACCGGAAAGTGCCTGTCACCGACGAAGACGGCAACGAAACCGGCGAGGAAACTGTTGTGTACAAACCTGCCGTTTCCTTCCGCGCCAACGTATCCGCTGCGACCGGGGCTTCTCAGGTGGAGCAGTTCGGCAATCTTGCCGGGTATGACAAGGTCATCGTTACGGATGACATGACCTGTCCCGTTGATGAGAATACCGTGCTGTTTCTGGACAAGGAGCCTGTGTATGACGAGGACGGGAAGCCCCTGTATGACTACATGGTCAGACGGGTGGCAAAGTCTCTGAACTCAGTGTCCATCGCCGTTACGAAGGTGAGCGTGTCGTGAGCTACAAGAAAATTGTGGTTCCGCTGTCGGTTCCCGGAATTCAGAAGATTCAGGACGAATTGAAGGAATACAAACGCTGGCAGAAGGACAAGGCAAAGGAACTGGCCGAAAGGCTGGCAATGCTGGGCGCTTCTGTGGCTTCCATCCGGTTTTCGCGGGCTGCTTACACCGGGATGAGGGATGCAACCGTGTCCGTCGTGGCAATCCCGAATGGTTACGCCGTAAAGGCCGATGGGGAATCCGTCCTTTTCATTGAATTTGGAGCCGGTATCACCTACGGAACCGGACACCCGGAAGCGCCGGAGTTTGGCATGGGGGCTGGCACCTACCCGGACGGGAAAGGTCATTGGGACGACCCCAAAGGCTGGTATCTGCCCAAAGACAAGGGCGGCGGCCACACATACGGAAATCCTCCTGCAATGCCCATGTATGAGGCGAGAAAAGCGATTGAGCAGGAGCTTCCGAGAATCGTTATGGAGGTGTTCAGGGCTTGATTGATATTGAAAAGCTGATCTATACCCCCATTGCCGAGGCTCTGCGAAAGCGCTTCAAGGGCATTGCGGTATCCGGCGAATATGTGAACGCTCCTCCAAAATTCCCCTATGTAAGCATCGTAGAGCAGGACAATTATATGTCCGCGAACAGGCTGGACAGCAGCGACCGGGAAAAGTTCTCAACGCTGATGTACGAAGTCAATGTGTACTCCGACAAGGCGGGGAGCAAGAAAAGCGCCTGCCGGGAGATCATGGGCGTTATAGACGAAATGCTCTACAAACGGAATTTCACGCGAATTTCGTTGTCCCCTGTTCCGAATATGGAAAACGGGACGATTTACCGTCTGGTAGCCCGGTATCGGGCGGAGACGGACGGCGGAACAGTTTACCGCAGGTAAATATGCTTTACCTTTCCGCAAGGGCGGAAAGAGAGCCGAAGGGCTGCTTCACAGGAGGCAGCCCGTTTTTTATTACAACGAAAGGAATGATTAAACATGGCCATAAGCACGTATAAAGTTTTCCTCATGAAAAAGGGAAGCACCGGCAACACCTACGAAAAGCTCATTGACATCAAGGAGTTCCCTGATCTGGGCGGCGATCCGGAGATGCTGGAAACCACTACCCTGTCTGACAAGATGCAGACCTACATCGCCGGTATCCAGTCCTTGGATGCCCTCTCCTTCACGGCGAACTACACCTTGGATGACTACAAGAAGCTGGTGGCTCTCAACGGAAAGACCGAGAGCTACGCTGTGTGGTTCGGCGGAACCGGTGACGGCACGAACCTGACCCCTACCGGCTCTGACGGCAAGTTCAAGTTCGATGGTCAGCTGACTTGCTACCCCACCGGCGGCGGCGTCAACGAGGTTGTAGACCTGAACATTTCCATTGCCCCGTCCACGCCCATTGAGCTGGACGACGCGACCTGAGCCAAAACACAGACCACACATTTTTAAGGAGGATTAGCGATGGCTAAGAAAATCTGCATTCCCTACAACGGCAAGAAGTACACGCTGGAATTCACCCGCTCCACGGTTTCCGCCATGGAGAAGACCGGGTTCTCCATCAATGAGCTTGGCGACAAGCCCGCTACCATGATTCCCATGCTGTTCAGCGGCGCTTTCGCGGCCAATCATCCCAACACCAAGGTTGCTACCATCAACAAGATTTACGACGGTCTGAGCAATAAGACTGGCTTGGTAAAGGCGCTGACGGAAATGTACTCCGAGGCCGTGTACACCCTGCTTTCCGATGATGAAGAGGAAAACGAGGGAAACCCCGGCTGGGAAGCAGTCGAGTAAGCGAACTTCTTTCCGAAAACGGAGGGGGTGGGGAGACCCCTACCCCCTCTTACGCTTACACAAATATCTTCAAGAAGTTATTCCCGTACTATCTTGCAATCGGAATGACCTATGACCAGTTCTGGAATCAGGACGTGGAACTGGTGAAAGCCTACCGGGAGGCTGACAAGATCAAACGGGACTTGAAGAATCAGGATATGTGGATGCAAGGGGCTTATTACTATGAAGCCCTTCTGGATGCCGCCCCGGTTCTGCGGTTCAGTTTCAGCAAGAAGCCTCCGAAGCCGGTTCCCTACCGGGAGCAACCATTTGAGCTGCACACTGGGCAGCGGAAAGCGGCGGATAGTGGAGAAAAGCAGCTGACCCAGCAGGAAAAGAGCGACAAAAAGGCGAAAGCCATGATGGAGATGTTTATGGTATCCATCAACAAGAAATTTGAGAAGAAGGGCGGTGAAGGGAATGGCTGACAATGTGGAAATGCAGGGCATTGAGTTTCAGATTGTGAATGACAGTGCCGCGGCATCCGCAGGGGTGGAGGTTCTGGCAAAAAAGTTGACAGAGCTAAAAACGTCGATCAGCGGTTCCACAACTGCCCTTTCCAAAGTTGCAGCGGGAATTTCGCAGATCAAGAATGCCGTGAACAACATGAATACCGGCGATTTTGCGAACAAGATAAACCGCATTAGCAGCTCCCTGGGCAATCTGAAAGACCAGACGGATAGCCTGAAAATCTCCGCGTCCATCGGAAACCAACTGGCGGCCATCAATCAAGCAATCACCAATCTGCCGGACACCCCCGGAGAAAAACTGCGGAATCTGGCATCCGGATTGCAGCCTCTGTCCGAGCTTGGCCGGTCTAATATGACTTCCTTCATCAACCAGCTGAAAAAGCTGCCAGAGGTCATCCAGGAGCTTGAGAAAGCGGATATTGATAAGTTCACTCAGCAGATGAAAGACTTGGCTTCGGCCATGAAACCATTTGCGGATGAAATGAACAAGGTTTCCTCCGGCTTTTCGGCATTTCCAAGCAGAATTCAAAGGCTGATTACATCGACGGAGCAGTACAACGGTACGGTAAGGCGGGCAACCACAAGCACAAATGCTTGGAGCAGTGCGCTCAAAGCAATCAGCTTTGCGGCCATATACCGGGCGGCGGCAAAGCTCCTGGGTATCGCAATTGCAAAATCGTCCCAGTATACGGAGGATTTGAACCTGTTCACCGTTTCAATGGGAAAGTACGCCGAAGAAGCCTATAACTACGCCCAGAAGGTTTCTGATGTAATGGGCATTGACCCCGCTGAATGGATGCGGAACCAGGGCGTTTTCAACACCATTATCACAGGTTTCGGTGTGGCTGGTGACAAGGCAGCGTTCATGTCCAAGAACCTGACGCAGTTGGGTTATGACCTTGCCTCCTTCTATAATATCGATTTTGAATCGGCAATGCAGAAGGTTCAGTCCGGTATTTCCGGAGAACTCGAACCTCTGCGGCGGCTGGGCTACGACCTGTCTGTTGCCCGGTTGGAGCAGGAACGCTTGAATCTTGGAATTGACAAGAGCGTTTCCAGCATGACGCAGGCGGAGAAATCCCAGCTGCGGTACTACGCCATGATGACGCAGGTAACGCAGGTGCAAGGTGATATGGCGCGAACGCTGGAAAATCCGGCAAACATGCTGCGGGTACTACGGGCGGAACTGGAACAAGCCGCACGTGCCGTTGGAAACATCTTTATTCCGATTCTGACGAAGGTTCTGCCAATTGCTATTGCCGTGGCAAGCGCCTTGCAGGAAATCATAGCGGCCATTGCCGCCCTGTTCGGGGTAACGGTAAAGTCCCCGAAATGGGGGGATGCGATTGGGAGCGCTTCTGCCGGGAGCGGCGCCATTGCCGACAACATGGACAGTGCCGCTGGGTCTGCCAAGGAGCTAAAACGCTACCTCGCCGGGTTTGACGAACTGAATGTTCTCCCCGACCAGAATCAGGGCGGCAGTGGAAGCGGAGCCGGTGTAGGCGGTGGAGACCTTGGCTTGGACTTGCCGGGGTATGATTTCCTGAAAAATGCAGTAACCACACAGATTGACGAGTGGAAAAAGAAACTGGAGCCGCTTGTTTCCTTTGTTAAGGACAATCTGAAAGAGATCCTGGAGCTTATTGCCACAATCGGAATTGCGCTACTTGCATGGAAGTTGTCAAACGATTTCCTGAACGGAATTATGGCGCTAAAAACGCTTGGCAAAAACGGCCTTTCCATCCCACTTACGATTGCCGCAGGCGTGATTCTGACAGCCGCCAGTTTTTCAATCGAGTTTAGAGCCATTAAAGACGCCATCGAAGATAAACTTAATAGCTTCAATTTCGGGGAGATCATTCTGAGTGGTTTAGGTGGAACTGTAGGCGCTGGGGTTATCGGAAAAGGAATTGGGCAGCTAATTTTCAAGGCGTTCAAAGGAAGCGCTGTAGCCAAGGCGATTACTGCGGGCGGCGGAACGATAAGCACGGGACTTATCGGGGCAGCCATCGGTGGAATTGTTGCTGGAATCCCAATGTTCGTTACCGGCGTATACGACGCGATCATGAATGGGCTGAATACCCTAAACGGCTTATTGATTCCTGCGGGGTCTACATTAGCTGCTACGGGAATTGGCGCAATCATTGGTACGGCGATAGGCTCTGTCGGCGGCCCTGTTGGTGCAGCTATCGGCGCACTCGTTGGCCTAGTAATAGGCGCACTGACAGACCTTGGTATTCTGATTTACCAGAAGTGGGATGAAATCTGCGCATTCTTTGCACCTGCTGCGGAATGGTTCAATATAAACGTTGTGCAACCAATATCCGGATTCTTCTCCGGACTTTGGGATGGAATTGTCGATACGTTCTCTCCTGCCATCTCGTGGTTCTCTGATTTGTGGGGTAGCGTGAGCCAGACATTCGAGGATGTTTTTTACGACATCGGAGTGCTTGCAAGTGGCACGTGGGAAACCATCAAGATTATATGGGGAATTGTTTCTGACTGGTTTGACACAAATGTTATCCAGCCTGTCGCCTCGTTCTTCTCCGGCCTTTGGGATGGCATATCTTCCTGGGCCATAAAATCGTGGAATAAAATCAGCACTGTTTTCTCTGGAATTGCAGCCTGGTTTGACGCAAACGTCATTCGCCCGATTGTTGGATTTTTCACGGATTTGTGGACAGATATAACGGTTATATTTGGGAAAGTAGTCGGATTTTTCAAAGGAATCATAAACGGCGTTCTTTCCGGACTTAACTCGGCAATCAGCTACGCATTCGGCGGAATCAACAGCATTCTCCGCAGTATCCGAGGATTCAGCATTGCAGGATTTACCCCGTTCTCCGGTCTCCGGGAAATCAGCGTTCCTCAAATTCCGATGCTTGCCGACGGCGGTTTTGTAGACCAAGGTCAACTCTTTATAGCCCGTGAAGCGGGCGCAGAAATGGTTGGCTCCATTGGCAGACGGACAGCGATTGCCAACAACGACCAGATCGTTGAGGGCATCACCTACGGCGTTCGGGAAGCCAACGACGATGTTGTCACCGCAATCTACGCTGTCGCTCAGCAGATTATTGCGGAAATGCGCAATCAGGACAACGGAGGTGGCGGCGGATATGATTTTGACCGGGCTGTCCGGGATGCCCAGCGCAGGAACGCAAGAATGTATGGATAAGCGAAAGGAGTGAAAACGGCATGAAGATGATGCTCAAGATAAACGGCGTGGACTTCATGCCGTTCATCGCCAAACAGGGCGTAAAGTGGCAGCGCAACGACATTGACGCACCCAATTCCGGGCGCACAATGGACGGAACAATGCAACGTGGCCGGGTGACAACCAAAATCCGTCTGGACATCACCTGCCGCCCGCTAAAGGCTGAGGAAGCTATGACCGTGTTGCATACCATTCTCCCGGAATATGTGATCGTGGACTACTACGACCCTATGAGCGGGTACCGCAACAATGTGACCATGTACTCCAACAATAACCCTGCGTCTTTCCTGATAGAGAAGCCGGAAGACGATTGGTGGAGCGGCATTACCTTCCCACTGATTGAGAGGTGACGGGCGCTTATGCAGAACGTATCACAGGCATACCGGGACATTGTAGCTGGCAACCACTGGTTTGAAAACCGCCTCTGCATCGGTGATACCGGAAAGCTAATTGACAAAAGCGGAAGCGCAATCACGTTCGGTGGAGTGCGCATTCTGGTAGATAGCGGTGGCGCCGAAACCGGCTACGGTGAAGAACTGCTGATATCCATGGAGCAGAAGCAACCGCTTCTTTCAGATTCTCCTGACGTTGGAAAAACCTGCGCCGGCGAGATCAACGTTGAAATGATTCATCCATATGGTGAGATCCAAAAACGTGCGCTTCTTCGGCCATATATCAGAGCTGCAAATGAGAATGCCGCCTCTGAATGGCTGCCACAAGGAAAGTATTACATTGACAAACGGAGCGAAGGAGAGATCGGTGACCGGACAAAACTAACGCTCCACGGATACGACGGGATGCTGCTTCTGGAAGAAGACTATCCGGCAGAATCCTCCCTTAACTGGCCTGCAAAGGACATTGAAGTTCTGAAAGAGATTTCCGATGCAGTCGGCATCTCGCTTGATAGCCGTGTATATCAAATCGTGACATCTGGTTACGAAATCCCGTACCCTGCCGGGTACAGCTGCCGTGAGGTCATTGGCTACATCGGCGCAATGTACACCGGCTCCTGGGCTATGACAGCCACCGGAGAATTGATGCTGGTCACGCTCACGGGTCTTCCGAAGGAAACCAACTATCTGATTGTTGGCGGAAGCGATAACAGAGCAATCACGTTTGGAGGTGTCAGAATCCTTGTTTGATAAGTTCATCATCGGGTCTGCCGCCGACAGCCTGAAAATATCAGACCCACTCAGCGCGTACAGCCGCGTCACGTTGAAGGTTGCTGACGGCGTGGAGTATACGGCGGGTACAGACAGCGGCAAGGAACTGATCTCCGAAAACCCTTTCGGAACTCAAAAAATGGCAAACGATATGTTGGCCAGAATCAACGGCTATTCCTACCAAACATATACGGCTACAGGCGCAATCTTAGACCCGGCGGCGGAGATTGGAGACGCGGTTCAGGTTGATGGAACCTATGGCGGCATTTACAGCGTGTCAAAGTCCTACGGGAAAATGATACGCGCGGATGTTTCCGCCCCCGGCTCTGAGGAAATCGACGAATCCGTTCCCTATAAATCCCACGAAACACGTAAGGTAGAACGTCAGTTTATAGAAACCCGGGCGCAACTGAAAATTCAGGCCGACCAGATTTCCGCCGAAGTCTCTGCCCGTATCGAACAGGGAGATGAACTCACCTCGCGGCTGGACATTCAGAGTGACCAGATCTCCGCGCGGGTGACCAAAACCGGCGGCAGCAGCTCGTCCTTCGGTTGGGAGCTGCTTAATGATTCCTGGACGGTCAAGGCCAACAATACCACGGTGTTCCGAATCACCAAATCCGGCGCAGAAGTCCGTGGAAAGTTCATCGCCTTAAGCGGCAAAATCGGCGGTCTTGATATCCAATCCGACTACCTAAGCTATAACAATCAGGTCTGGAACGGCACCAACAGCCGGGGTATTTACATTGGTGTCAACGGTATTCAGTGCGGCTCAGAGGCTAACGGCGTGCAGATTACGCCGACCGGAAATCTGTATGCGGAGAATGGCTATTTCCGGGGAAGCGTCAGAGCTGGTATGATTGACTACGGTGGAGACGATGGCTATTTCAACGGCGGAGGCATTTCCACCGGTAGTATCTACGGCAGCCGACTGGTAGATAATACGGTATCTACTACGTACACCAGTGAAGGTATTAACGAGTCTCTCGGATTCGCTGATTTTGCAAATGGCGTATTCAATGGCTGGAATACCGCGACATACGTTGATGCAACCATATTGTTCGCTAGTACTTTCTACTTTGGGGATTATCAGGTGCAGTGGCGTTCGATTACAGACGGAAATGGGCTAACACAAATTGTATTAGCGAGAGTATCGGAGTAGTGGGGGCATTGTAATGGAAAAACTGAAAACAGCAACAGGAAGGGAATTTGACTGTGATTATTTTAATCCCTTTCCACAAATCGGGCAAATCAATATACGCATTACTGGAGAGTCTTTAGCAACGATTGCTACTGTATTTGGAGATCCTGCGGAGACGATACAAATGTGGTACGGAAATCAATATGCCGCGCAATACACAAAACTAATAGCTATTGTACCTAGCTCTGCGGCTACTCGTGTTGTACTAGGGAAGGAGTAAGAATATGAACCCTGTAATGAAACTTAGGGCAGTCCTGAATACCCTTGAGGGCGTTCAGGTCGCAGGACGGGAGAACTGGGACAGGATGCTGGGCAGTATGCAGGCCGTCGAAGAAGTGATTCAGGCGCTGTCTGCGCCTCCTGCACCTGACAAGAAGGCTGAACAGGAGGAAGCAGATGGCAGATAAAGCAATATCCGAGCTGATTGCAGCAGAACAGATAAAAGCCGCTGACCTTTTCGTCCTGGAACAGGACAGCGCGGCAAAGAAGCTGACGGGACAAATTCTTCTGAACTGGCTGACCGCCGCTGCTGACGGCCATGGCGGTATCAGCAGCATCGTGAAGCATTCCACCAGCGGCCTTACGGATACATACCGTATCACCATGGCGGACACCACTACCTTTGACTTCACCGTAAAAAACGGTCGGAGCATTTCAACCATTGCCAAAGTCTCCGTCAGCGGGCTGGTAGACACGTACCGTATTACCTATAACGATAATACCACCAGCACGTTTACCATCACGAACGGCGCGAAAGGTGACAAAGGCGACAACGCATACGTCTGGATTCGGTACGCGGCGCAGAAGCCCACGGCAGCTTCTCATAGCTTCGGTGTTCTCCCTGACAATTGGATGGGCGTATACAGCGGCAATTCCGCAACTGCTCCAACGGATTGGACGCAGTACCAGTGGTTTGAGATCAAGGGCGAAAAGGGCGACATCGGGAACCCAGCGCTGTTGACCAGCCAGTCCGTAACATATCAAGCCAGCACATCCGGGAATGTTATACCGTCCGGAAACTGGCAAGGCAGCATTCCCACGGTAGCACAGGGCGCTTACCTGTGGACGCGAGTTGCAATGACGTTCAATTCCGGAACCCCGATTTATGCCTACTCCGTCTCCCGCATGGGCTTGGATGGCACCGGTGCTGTATCCAAAGTGTGCGGCAAAGAACCTAACTCCAATGGCAACGTTGAGCTAGAAGCTGAAAATGTTGGGGCATTGCCTAGTGCTGGCGGTTTAATGACCGGAAATATTGTCATGAACTCCCATCAAATTAAAGCATTAGGTGCGCCCACGGACAGCGCTGATGCCACAACCAAGGGGTACGTAGATACGGCGTTAAGTAATGCTAAAACTGTTGCAAAGACTGCAACGTTAACTGCTGCCGGTTGGTCTGCCAGCGCCCCGTATACCCAGTCTGTTACGGTCTCCGGTCTGACGGATACAAAACGTGCGATGGCTTATCCAGTGTACGGGAGCAACACGGACATCAACCTTGCGCTGAAAGAGGCGTGCGGCATGGTCAGTTTCGCTTCCCGGTCGGGCAGTGTGCTGACGTTTACCTGCCTTGAGGACAAGCCCACGGTGAATATTCCGATTACGGTGGAGGTGTACGTATGAGTATTGCAGTGCCTTTATATGGATTTGGTGCCAGCGGCGGCACAGGCGGCACCCTGACCGTCACAGCTCCAGCAAACGTCACGGTGACTGTTTCCAAGGACGGCAAGAGTAAGATCAAGAACTCCGGCACCAGCGGCGTGGTTGTCTTCAAGGGGCTTGCAAGCGGGACGTGGACAGTTACCATCACCAGTGACGGCAAGACCGCCCAAAAGAATGTTGTGGTCACAACCGATTATTCCACCATGATTGCATTTTTTGCAGCCACCATCAACATCACCTATCCCGCCGGTTCGACATGCACTTGCTCTGACGGCACAACGACTCTATCCGCCCCTGACACCAGTGGCACATGGACATGTACTGTGCCAAACGCTGGAACGTGGACGGTGACCTCCACAAGCGGGACGGAGACCGACAGCAAGGCCGTAACTATCACCACGGATGGTCAGAGCACCTCTGTGGAGCTGAGCTATGCGCTGTTCCTGTTCAAACCAAATGCCCCGAGCGACATTATAGCCGGTGAGTGGGAACTGACTGCGAATAGCACTGTAACCGCAGAAGCAGAACTGACGGTTAAGTCGGCAAATAACTACAACGGCGGCAGAGCCATTTCTGCACGTACAAAAGGCCAAATTGACCTGACAGAGTATAGCACGCTTCAAGCGACGTGCAAAGCGTCGGGCGGCTCCAATACAAAATTGGAGGTGTACAGTGGCTCGTCTGTCGTTGCTTCGGTAGCAATCGGTACCGATCTAACCACGGTAACGGTTGACATATCTGCCCTGTCCGGGCTCCACAGTATCGGCTTTGGCGGTGTGCATACCGCGTATTTGACGATTACGTACACCGCGACGGAAATCAAATTGCTGAAATAGGAGGGCGGCTCATGAAAACGATTTACATAGATTCCAGCTTTAAGTGCCACACCTCCACCGCCGAGGGGCTGACGCAGATTGAAACGGACGCATTCGACGGTAAGTGCGACACCTACATTGAGGGCTACCGCTTCATCCCGGCGGGGCAGACGTGGACACGTGCCGATGGCGTGGTGTTCACCGGCGAGATGATCGCCCCATGGAAGCCGTGGGCAGAGTTGGATGCCGCTCAGCGGGAGTATGAGAGGGAGCAGTATCAGACGGTTGTTGCTCAGAATACCGAATATGAATCTGCGTTGACTGAAATTGAAACTGCTCTGGGGGTGGATAACTCGTGACCATAGAAGAACGCAAAAACGCTATTTTGGCAAAAATCGCCGAAATGAAAGCCAGCGGCGGCGAGGAACAGCTGAAAGAGCTAGATGAAGCCTACAGGAAAGGGGTTGACAGTCTGTGACACAAGAGGAAAGAAAAAGCATCATGTATGCTCAGGGGCGGGCGAACGCGCTTGCCTTGCAGGAGAAAGCCCCGGACATGACAGGCACCGAACTGAATGCGGCGGATAGCGACATTCCCGGTTTCAAGACTGCCGTCGCAAACAAAAACATGCTGGAGCGCAAGGCCGGGTTTGTGTGCCAATCATCTGCTGGCCGTGTGGTGCGGCTGGTGCAGCCCTATGACAGCACTATCTACACCCAGGAGCCGGAGGAGCTTCCAGCACAGTGGGGGTTTGCTTGGAGCACAGACCCTGCAAAAGCGTTGCCGTTCGTCGCCATGGCTACCAGCCCCTACAATAAGGGTGACTGCTGCACGGAGGGCAGTAAAGTGTACCGCTCCACGTTGGACAGTAATGTATGGTCGCCGTCCGCATACCCCCAGGGCTGGGAAGAGGTGAACGTATGACGGTAAAGCAAATTCAGTGCTTGCTCGCCTATCTGGGCTATTCTCCCGGCTCGATTGACGGCGTTGACGGCAGGAATACCCAAGGGGCTATCCGGGCGTTTCAGGCGGACTACGGGCTTACCGTGGACGGGATACCGGGGGCGGCTACCCAGAAAATGCTGATTGGATCTATCGCCGGGACGGCTGTAAAGGTGGAGAAGCCGGAGAGCAGCGACGCACCGAAAACCGGGACGTTCTGGGACGATATCCGGTATTTCACCCGGAAGGAATTCCGGTGCCCCTGCGGCCGCTGCGGCGGATTCCCGGTAGAGCCGCAGGAATCCATGGTTCGCACTGTGGACGAAATCAGACGGCGGCTGGGTATCCCCATCTCTATCGTGGACGGCGGCGGCTCCGGCGTGCGGTGCGTGGCGCACAACGCGGAGGTTGGTGGTGTTGCCAACTCCCAGCATTTGTATGGGCTGGCGGCCGACCTGCACAGCGCAGCAAGTCCGGCGCAGATGAAAGCCGTGGCGGAGGATGTCATGGGGCGCACTGGCGGCATCGGGCTTTACGACTGGGGGATTCACGTGGACACCCGGCAGGGCTATGCCCGGTGGAAAGGATAAGGAAGGAGATGCCAATGGAAGAAGCTGAGATCACTAAGTGGATTTCCGCTGTAGAGCAGCGGAGCAAATCCAACTCCCACCGGCTGGAAGCGCTGGAAAAGCAGACGGAAGCAGTCAACCGCTTGGCAACATCCGTCGCCGTCATGGCGGAGAAGGTGGAGACCACCGGGGCGAAGGTTGACGGCCTCTGCACGGACGTGCAGGAGCTGAAAGCCGAACCCGGCAAGCGGTGGAAGGGCGTTGTGGAAAAGGTCATCTACATCGTTGTGGCCGCTGTCGTAGGGTTTATTCTTGCCCGGCTTGGGCTGGGCTGATTTTTAAGGAGGAAAACAAAATGATTAACTGGATTGTACGTATCAAAAACAAGAACTTCTGGCTGGCCGCGATTCCTGCGCTGCTTCTGCTGGTGCAGACGGTAGCCGCCCTGTTCGGATTTACGCTGGACTTGGGCGAAATCGGCGACAAGCTTCTGGCCGTGGTGAACGCCGTGTTTGCCCTGCTGGTGATTCTGGGCGTGGTCAATGATCCTACCACCGCCGGTATCGCTGACAGCAAACTGGCAAGAACCTACAGTTCCCCAAAGGAGGACTGATGCCATAAATGGATAAATCCCGGATAAACCGGGTGGTAGTGAAAGAATTTGACAGACTGGCGTATCTCACACCGCTGGAAATGGATGTCCTTACCACCCGTGCCGCCGGGAGAAGCCAGATATGGCAATCACAAAATCTCCATGTGTCCCAAGCCACGATAACCAGGGTTGTCCGAAGATTGCAGCAGAAATATGATGCAGTCAAGGGGTACAGTGCCACACTCCCGGATGACCTGATTATTTGACCACAAATTGACGATTTATTGGCGAAATCCCGACGAGTAGATGATGATTCTACCGTCGGGATTTTTGTTATTCTATAGGTAGAAGGTGGCCACCTCCTAATATTTTGAAGGAGGACTTCTATATGTCTCTAAATTTCACTGCTGCTGACCGCGTGGGCGGTATCGGCGGCTACATCGGCGGCATTTCCACCCTGCTGGGCATGGCGAACGGTGGCATTTTCGGCGGCAACTGCTCCGAGGGTGACCACGTTGTGAACCGGTATGAAGCAGGACAGGCGGCTGAGATCGCGGCGCTCAAGTCCGATATCAAACTGCGAGACGCCAACACCTATACCGACCAGAAGATACTGGACATGTACCAGTATCTGGATGGCCGTCTGCGTGGCGTTGAGGGGCAGATTTCCGCTCAGGCGGTTGTCAATGCCCAGATCACCGCAAACCTCAGCTGCATGCAGAACACCCTGAACACCCTGTCCGGGCTGACCAAGACCGTGATTCCCATTGGGAATGTGTGCCCTGAACCCATGCCCGCAAAGAACAGCTGGACTGCGCCCACTGCTGCCGCTGCTGGCTAATCCAAACGGGGCGGCAATCGCCGCCCCAACAATAATCGGAGGTAACTATGGTTTCAAAAGAACGTTTTGTAAACGGGGCGCTTCGGTATGTGGAGCAAGAGGTTCTTCCCCACTTTCCGGAAATGAAAGCCGTCGTTGTCGCCGGGGTGGTAGCCCTGTACGCCAAGAGAACGCCGCAGATTTTTGAAAAGCTGGAAAGCCTTCCCGCCGTCAAAATGCTGAGCGTGTTGGAGGACGGAAACATCGACGAGGACGCGCTTTACAACGCATTTGCCCCGCAGATTCGGAAACCGCTGGAATTTGACATCCCGTTTGTCGGCAAGCTGTCCTTTGACCGGGCAGAGGTTGACAAGCTTCTGAGATACATAAAGGAGGCGTAAGCCATGAAAGAAATCAAACTGCTGATGGAGCACATTGAGGACGAGCTGGAGGACGCGCACACCTACGCAGAGCTGGCCGTGGAATACAAGCACGACGACCCGGAACTGGCAGACCTGTTTTACAGGCTGAGTGGGGAGGAAATGAACCACATGAACGCCCTGCACAAGGCCGTTGTTTCCCACATTGAGGAATACCGCAAGCAGAATGGCGAGCCGCCTGCGGCCATGATGGCCGTCTATGAGTACCTGCACAAGCGGGATATTGAGAGGGCGGAGAACGTCGGAGTGGTACAGGGGCTGTACAAGCGGTAAGCGCCGAAATTTCGTGTCAAATGGCGTGTCAAATTTGGTACGAATAAACGCTTGGAAGTGGCAAGAAATAACTCGAACGTACAAATATTTTCTAGGCATAAATGTTTATATTTCACCGTAAAAATGTAATAAAGCAAGAAAACAGCCCTGAGAATTGTTCTCAAGGCTGTTTTTATATGGTGGAGCCGAGGGGAATCGAACCCCGGTAGCAAAACCGTAAAGCTGTTGCTATTCTAATGGAAATCTATTTCTGTGTCAAACGGCGTGTCAAATTGCGTTCTTTTATTGCCTCATCAGAAAAGTAGTTACAGAACTGCCGCGACCTGTCCGCGATGTCCTTTTCTGCCAGATGCGTGTAAATGTTGTGCATCGTGGACAGATCATTCCAGCCGCCGATTTCTGCCGCTATCATCTCCGGTATTTGCAGGTGGTAAGCCAATGACGCGAAACTGTGCCGTAGCCCGTGGAGATCAACAACTGTAATGCCAGCGACCTGACAGGTTTTCTTTACCAGCGTGAGGGCGTAATCTCCGGTCATGCGGACAACCGCCCCCTGCCGCTCTGGCTCTTTCAGCAGAGCTTCACGCAGCGGCGGAATGATCGGCACCGACCGCCTGGATTTGTCCGTTTTGTTTTGCTTCTTCGACACCATCCCGTCCGAGCCGCGAACTATTGCGCCGCGAACGTACAGCACGTTGCTGTCCAAGTCCACATTGTCCCACGTCAAGGCCAGCATTTCCGACCGGCGGAGACTGGACAGGCACAGCAGCGCCGGGATTTCTACGGGTGCGCCCTTTACGGATTCAACGAACCTGTCTATTTCATCCGGTGCCAGATACGCCCGTTCGTGATGCTCGTCCGGGTAAAGCATGACCTCCGGGCGGGGCGCCCCTGCGGCAACGATGCAGGCGGAAAAGAACATCCACCCGTTTTTGATGTATTTGGGGGATTTTCCCGCCTGACGCTCTGCGCGAATTGCCGCTTGCCATTGACTGTCAGAAACGGCGAAAATGTTCTTCTTCATCATCGACTGGAACATAGCCCGTTTGAATTTCTCGTACCCCGCGATTGTGGAGGGAGACAGGAAGCCTTTTTTGCTGTCGATGTATTTTTTTACAGCTGTTTCCACCGTGATGTTCTTGCCGGATGCCCCGGCCTGTGCTTCGATAACTCCGTTTTTCAGTGCCAGGTACTCAGCGGCGCATTCGTCGTATGTGTCCTTCGTTATGGAGACTGTGCGGCCGTCAATATAGATTCTTGTTCGCCACGACCCTGACGGGAGTTGTTTAATAGCCGGGAGTTTTACCCCCGGCTCTTTTTTCTTTCTTCCCATAGCGTATCCCTCTTTTTTGATAATTTGCTTACAGTGAAGTGCAGAAGGCCGAACAGCAGTACAATAACAGCCGCCGCACCTACCCACACGACCGGAGAAACATCGTCAGAACGTATCAGCCCCTGGTCTGGCACCCGGCCATCCAGAATCACATAGATTGCCCACACAAATGTCAGCGTAATGCAAACGCCGCACAGCCCGCACACAAGGATTTTGTATGAGCTGCGGACATTCTTTATTTCTGCATTTTGCTTTCTGATGCGGTCATCTCTGGCCGCGACACCAGCCTCCATAATGCGGCTCCTGTCCAGTAGGCGGTCTATCGCCGCGTCCTTCTCGGCAATTATCTCGTCCTTGTATGCTATCTCCTGCCGGAGCTGGTCTATTTCCGCCTGATCTCCGCTTTGGTGAACACCTGCAACGGAATCCATTGACACGTCCATAGCGGCGCACAGCGCGGCGATATGGAAAAAGCCAGGGTTCGATACGGCACCGGAAAGAATCCGGCTTGTTGTGGCGATGGGAACGCCGGACACGTCGGAAAGCTGCTGATTCGTCAGATGGTTCCGGAATTTCTCGTCTTTCAGCCTTTCCGGGAGGGCATCGAAATTCGGCTGCATTTCCTCGATGAATGTTTGGCCTGTATTTGAATCCATAATTCGCCCTCCTATTAAACTCAAATTTGATTCCGGATTATGCATATTTGATTCTGGTTGAATCAAATGTGTGGTTTACTTTTCCATGCTGAAAATGCTATGGTGATATTGCAACCGGCAAGGGACACACCATTCCGGCGGCAAGCCCCGTCACCTTGTGGCACGGGTGGCGGGGCATATTCAACAAAGTTCCCGCTCTAATTTTTCGGCATGGTATACACGATCATATTTCCCTGCCTTGTTCGGACGCAAATTGCTTCAAGAATTGATAGTTCCTCGTGTTCTGGGTTTTCATTCTCCGATACCCGGAAAGCGACTTAGGACACTTTCCGGGAATATGTTTTTTTAGCCAAAAAAAGTTGCGAGCGTCATTACCACGTTTTGTTTCATATTCTATCATGTTGTCGTCCATATCTTTTTCGGCTTCGGATTTCAACGCTTGTTCTGCCAGGTAAGCCCGTGATTTTTCTTTTGCAGCTCGCGTACGATCGTCAACGAAAGGGCGCTTGCTAAAAACCGAAATATTTAATGCATATAGCCTATTTCGCAATGGGTGGCACGAAAGTGTGTAGTCTAAATGCGGGTCATCAACTCCGTCAATATATGGATAAAATACATGACTACAACCGGGATGAACTCGCCCAGTCTCGTAAAAGAAGCCGGGGATTTTTGGAAACTTTAGACTCTTGCCAGATATAGAGTAAACACGCCCCTGATATTTTGCACATTCTGGGCAGGTTACGTTGTGAACACTCATTATGACAAAATCTGTCTTGAGGTTCTTGGCAGACGCGATTGCCTCCTGAAAAATATACTTATCAAGAATGTCTCTTTGCTCTTGACAGTATCTGTCAACATATTCTTTTTCCGCAATAGCCTCATCAACCTGACCGTCCCGTGCTAGAATGCGGACAAGAGGGTAAAGCTCTTGCTTTTGTATTCGAGTTCCATAATCAAGTATCGCAAGTTCGCTGGACTTGCTCATGCAGGCAACAGCCAGCCTCATGCGCCCGTTTTTCTCATGCTCATACGCCTTCCTGCGCAATATGTAATATAATTGGCCTGTCACACCCGTTGTAAACGGGCAACGAAGACCTTTTTGAACTGGGATTTTGTTAATGCCATTAATACTGTTTAGATCGTAATGGGCTTCAATCCAATCACTTTCGGCTTGGCGCATCTTCTGATAATTGTCTTGCGGATTTGCGAGAGCGTCATATTGCCCTAATACCGGCGAGACTTCTGAAAATTCGATCTGCTTGTCACATTTTTCTGTGCGCTTTAAGAAGAGATTCTTAACAATGCCGGGAAATTTTCCATTAAAAGCATTCACGAAACTCACCACCGACTTTTTTGTTATAGTGGGTGCCTTTTCACATAGAATCCACAGAAAAATAATACCACGCTCAGAAAATAATTTCAACGGAGAGAAAAATTTTTGTGCATTTTTCTAATTAGTCCGGTTTATTGGACACATGACGTGCTATTATACGCTACGTAATCAAACAAACGTTTATAAATATATAGCGGAGGGAGAAAGCATGAAGGAAAGAGAAGAACTGATCCGGTACATATCCAATTTGACAGAAGCAGACATGAAGAAAATCATTCAGCGTCTTCCAGAATTGATTTCAAAACTCGAAGCGCAAGGGCTGCCTGTTCGTCTGTTAAAGGATACACATATTGAATAAGCCGCGCTTTTACGTCAGACAGCTCACTGGGAACGGTGGGCTGTTCTTTTTCGTCGCGCTCTCTACGAACGTCGTATCCCATAAGCCACGTTTCGCTTACATTCAGTGCCAATCCGAGGATGGTCAACTTTTCCTGCCTCGGCTCAACCTTCCCGCTTACGTACTGGCTGAGATCGTTTTTTGCCAACTTAACACCGTATTTCTCGCAAAAAGGTTTGGCAGCTTCAAGAATATCGACTTGCCGAAGCGACCTTTCATTCATGATCTGCTTTAATCTTTCACTTGTGCTACTATTTTTCATTTGCTACACCTCCGGTAACTGAATAATAGCACACATTGAACTAAAGTTCAAGAGCCAAATAAAAATAATTCAATTTTTTTGAACAAACTAGTTGACAAATGGGAAATGATGGTGTATACTTAAGCCAGTTCAAGAGAATTGAACCGAAAGCGAGGTGAGAATATGCCGTACAATTATTCCAAACTGCTAGGCCGCATTGTTGAAAAGGTTGGTACGCAGAGCAGGTTTGCCGAAAGAATGGAAATGTCCGAACGCACCATTTCCTTAAAACTTAATGGAAAAGTTGGCTGGAAGCAGACTGAGATAGCGAAAGCCTGTAACGTTCTCGACATTCGGGACGTTGAGATTCCCAATTATTTTTTTGCTTTATGAGTTCAAAAATATTGAACAATAGGACGCACAAACAAGCTTAGAAGGGGGTGAGGGAATGGAACCTATCGAAATAGCATCGCTTGGCCTGGGCATTGCCAGCATCATTCTAGGTACTCTAACAGCGATACAAAACATCCGCAACTCTCTGGGAGAGCAAGAGTCCTGGAAACAACGCGGCCGCGAGATGTTCCGAGAACCACCTTGCAAGGGTCACCGGGCACCGGAAGGACATGTTCCGTCCGAAGAAGAACGCGCGATGATCCGAGCGGGGCAATATACAGGGGGAGAATCTCGGTGTTGATAACTGGCCTTTTATTCAGCTCCGGGTGGGTATAAGTGTACAGTGTTGTTGACTGTTCTCCAAAAGGAACGCCGTTGATCTCACCGCGTGTGACGGAAATTCCAAGCTGGGATTTGTTTGTAAACTCGACTAGCATAACCGTGAATTTGGCCTCATTGTAGATTTGCTTGACCGAAATACAGAGCCGTTTGTGATTGGCAATCAGGCTCTTTACAAAATTGTAAATCGACAGTGCAAAGCCAACGACCGCTATCCAGAACGTAATACAATTCGCAATTGACATAAAATCGCCTCTTCCTGTGCTTTTCCACCAGAGTAGCACAGCGAAGGACAATATGCAATAAAAAAGACGTGAATAAACGAATTAATGGGACAAACCTAGAGGGGGGAGATAGGATGAGAGCGAACATTGAGGCGGAACGGGGGCGTTTGTGCATGACAAAGACGGCCTTGTGCGCCGAATTGGGAATTACGTTGAAGACATATAACGGTTATATCAGAGGCACAGCAATTCCGTCGGATATCTTGGAGAGACTGTCTGACATAACCGGATGTTCCATTGACTACCTGCTGGGTCGAGAATCGTGAGCAATGACGGCATGATCTTCCGCTTCGGTGGAAGGCCGTTTTGCTGGCTGCGGCGGGGAACAAAAAGACGATGGAGGGTGATCTCCATCGTCCTAAGCCAAATTTGTTTACCCTTTATTCCCTGCAGGTTTTCACCGCCTAAGACCACCCTTAGGCTTCTTCGGGAAATCTTGTCACTTTCGCAGTTTTGGTTCTGCGCATGGCCTTCTCGCTGGCAAGCCAACGGGAGCGCTGAGATATGGTGGGATATGATTACCGGCATATCACCATGAGTTTTTACCTCTTCACTGAGAATCCGCCATATCTAAGCAAACTGCATTTTGCGCCGGTTTTACGTGCTTTGGCAACCACTATTGCGACCCAGTGGAAAGGGAGCAGGCAAAAACAAAAGGTTGGTCAAAAGGCCACCTCCTTTGGATTTGCCCTAGAGAGGGCTGCAAATAGCATACCAAATTTCCCCGCCGCAGTCAATATAGTTATCAAAAAAAGTATTATTCTACCGGATTTGCAAGCGAATGATGCTTCAACAAACAAGCCTAGCAAACCAAATAACGGGAGGGGGTGAGGACATGGCACTATTAAGATTTGCGTCGAACAGCTTCATGACTGCGATAGAACTTGATGGGAAAGGAATCGGCGAGGGGATAACGAAGATGGAATTCAAGTGCGCTGGCGGAGAACCCACAAAGCTGAATCTGGAAATTAATCTTGATAGATTCCGGTTTTTGCAGGCCGGGGAGTTCGACAAGGCAGTAAAGGAAATGGAGGATATGGATAAGGAGGGAAAATAAATGCCTAGAATCCGGCAATATGCCGACCTGTACGCCCAACGGGATTTCTGGCAAGAGATTGACCGCAGATGCCCCGACGCGGGGGTTCAGAGCAATAACAACGCCGCGCTTGCCCGGGCGGTCGGCACGGCAGACGTGACCATCGGAGTATACAAGCAAGACCCCGGAAAGATGCAGCTGAAAACACTGTCCCGGTTTGTGGCGGCACTGAAACCCGACCCGGGCGTAATCCTCCGGCTACTGGGGTATTCGGAGAAGGAGATACGGGCGTTTGCAAAGGAGGCGGCTGGACAATGACACCCAACGAAACGACCCAGCTTCGCACCATGGCGGAGATATTCCGCCGCTTGCGGGAGGAAAACGTCAAGTTGCGGGAATCCTTGGGCATGGAAACGGAGGAACGCAAGGCGTTCGACGATGAGAACGTGGAGCTTTTTGACGTAGTCCACAAAAACCACGACAGGAGGTGAGGATATGGCAAGCAGGAATAAACCCGTGGATGCCCGGTGGGAGCCGGTGCCGAAGAACCGGAAGCCGTTCAACATCAAGGAATGCGTTTTTCATGTTCTCCCCTATGCGGGGCTGAATCTGGTGCTTTTCTGGTGGCAGCAGGCCGATTTGCTGGCAGACACGGCGGCAGTTCCCGCAATGTGGGTGTGCGCTATCCTGATGGGTGCCGGTATCGGACGGTGCATCAGAGGGCGATAAAAAGCCGCCCCCGATGTTACAGCACCGGGGACGGCAAGCGATATAAAAAATCTCTACCATTTACATATATCAAACTGAGGAAGGAAAGTCAATGGACGTTTTTGATAGCATGGAGCCGTGGCGGCAGGCTGAACAGTTGGCGGCGGATGCCGACTCCCGGGAAGCGGTACTCCCGAAGTGTGCCAGGTGCGGATATCCCATCACAGACAGCAAACTGGTATATATCCCGGCGCATGATGAGTTCTACTGCCTGGATTGCATCGATTCCATGACGGAGTTCAACGAGGAAGCGGAGGTGGAGGAATAATGGAGGACGGAATCATCATCAGCGAATCAGAAAGATTCGAGGATATCTACATTAGGCGGAACAATCGAGTCAATGTTCCGGCTGTCATTTTCCCGAATGATAAGAGGCGCGTTGCCTACATTAACGCTCTTGCTGCAAAGTTTTGGAACGGTGAAAAAACTGTTGGGATAAAAGTAAGCGAGAACTACGTCGTTTTTATTCCGCAAAAAATTGGTAGAACATCAAAAATCAACAAAGTTGGCGGGGGCTTTTTTTTCAGCATAGGTAGCTTAGGCGGAATGGTTCCCCCCGGGACAAAATACCGGGCATATCCGTACAAAGGTGGTATCGCTATAAAACGGTTTGAGCCGTTGCAGGAGGATGAAGAATGATACGGAAAATTCCAACCGCGACCATGAGCAAAGAGGAATGGACAGCGCTTCGCTCTACCACCATTGGTGGTTCGGATGCCGCAGCCATTCTGGGGCTGAACCCCTACAAGTCACCGTATGCCCTGTGGGCGGAAAAAACCGGGAAGGTCATCCCGGAGGATATTTCCCAGAAAGAGGCGGTACGCCTTGGCACGGACTTGGAGGAATACGTAGCAAAGCGGTTCACCGAAGCTACCGGGAAAAAGGTACGCCGGGAGAACTACACCGTATTCCGGGACGATATGCCCTACGCCCACGCCAACTACGACCGGCTGGTCATCGGTGAACGGGCAGGATTAGAGATCAAGACCACGAATGCGCTCCACTTGAGCAAATTCAAGAACGGCGAGTTCCCGGCTACTTACTACGCGCAATGCTGCCATTACCTTCTTGTGTCCGGCCTTGACCGCTGGTATCTGGCGGTTCTGGTTCTGGGTATTGACTTCAAGGTGTTCGTCATCGAGCGGGACGAGGCAGAGCTGGAAGCCCTGAAAGAGGCGGAAGAAAGCTTCTGGGAAAACGTTCAGAGCGAAACGCCCCCGGCCATTGACGGCATGGATTCCACCATTGACGCCCTGAACGCAGAGTTCCCGGCCAGCGATCCGGACACCGAAATGGATTTGACCGGCTGCGCCGTTGATTTGGCGATCATGGACGAATGCAGCCAGCAGATCAAGGCGCTGGAAGAAAAGAGAGCAACCGCTCAGGCGCGTATCATGGAGGCCATGGGAACCGCCGAGCGGGGCGGATACGGGAGTTACAGCGTCACATGGAAGACGCAGAAACGCTCCACGTTCGATAAAAAGAAGTGGGAGAAAGACCACGGAGAAATCCCACAGAACTATTTCAAATCTTCGGAAAGCAGAACTTTCCGGTTCAAAAAGGAGAATATTTAATGGCAAACGTGATTCAGAATGCCACCGCTTCTACTCAGGCGGTAGCAAAAAGCAAGAAACCCAGCAGCATTCAGGACTACATTGAGGTTATGAAGCCCGCCATTCAGGCGGCACTGCCCAGCGTGATGACCCCGGAGCGGTTCAGCCGCATTACCCTGTCGGCGCTGAGCGCCAACCCGAAGCTCAAGGAATGCACCCCTCAGTCTTTCCTTGGCGCTATGATGACCGCCGCACAGTTGGGCTTGGAGCCGAATACCCCTCTTGGGCAGGCTTACCTGATTCCCTTCCGCAATCACGGCCAGATGGAGTGCCAATTCCAGCTTGGCTATAAGGGGCTTATTGATCTGGCCTACCGTTCCGGTGAGGTTTCCATCATTCAGGCGCACACAGTATACGAAAACGACGAGTTTGAGTATGCCCTTGGCCTTGACCCGAAGCTGCGGCACGTCCCCGCCAAGAGCAACCGCGGCAAGCCCATTGCCTACTACGCCATGTTCAAGACCAAGGACGGAGGCTACGGGTTTCAGGTTATGAGCATCGAGGAAGTTACCGAGCACGCGAGAAAGTTCTCTAAGAGCTTCGGGAATGGCCCGTGGCAGACCAATTTTGACGAGATGGCAAAGAAAACCGTTCTGAAAAAGGTGCTGAAATACGCCCCGCTGAAATCCGACTTTGTGCGCGGTATGGCTCAGGACGGCACCACAAAGACGGATATTTCCTCCGACATGACAGATATCCCGGACATGACTGAGTACATCGACGTTGACCAGGACACCGGCGAGGTGATTTCTCAGGAGGTAGCGGAGAGCATCTGATGAGCAAGTGGTCTGACAACGAGGTCGAAACGCTTAAACTGTGCTACGAACATTCAACGAACCAGGAGCTTTCTGATATATTCCCTGGTAAATCAGTGGAAGCGGTATACAAAAAAGCCCGTAAGTTAGGCTTGCGGAGAGACTATAATGTGACATTCAAAAACCGTTCTATTCAGCGGAAAGGTCAAAAATCATCGAACTGGAAGGGTGGGAGAAAGAAAACATCAAAAGGTTATATTCAGGTTATGCACCCGAACCACCCTAGAGCTGATTCCAGCGGGTATGTGTTTGAGCACATTCTTGTTTTTGAGAACGAAACGGGTATTTCAGTCCCAAAAGGGTGCTGCATACACCACATTAACGGCAATAAGGAAGATAACAGGATAGAAAACCTATGCCTTATGACGGTTGGAGCACACACTGTAATGCACCATTCCGGAGTAAAGCAAAGCGAAAAAACAAGGGCACTTATATCCAGCAGAGCTAAAGAAAGATTTTCGGATAAGCGCAATCACCCTTCTTACAAAGAAGTCGATATTAGCTGTATTCAAAGTCTTTTGGATTCCGGGCATTCCGTAAATGAAGCATGCAATATTGCCGGAATTGCAAAATCAACATACTACAGGAAAGTAAGGGATAACAATGCTGAATAGTATATCAATCATGGGGAGACTTTCTTCTGACCCACAGTTGCGGAGAACTGCTTCCGGCAAGGCTGTGGCAAGTTTCTCTGTTGCCTGTGAGCGGGATTTCAAGAACCAGCAAACCGGCGAGAAGGAAGTTGACTTTATTGAATGTGTCGCATGGGGCGGCACCGCCGAAATGGTGGAGAAGTACTTCCATAAAGGCCAGATGGCCGTAGCGACCGGCAGATTACAGTTACGGGACTGGACGGACAAGAACGGCCAGAAGCGCCGCACGGCGGAGATTCTGGTGAACAGTGTCTACTTCTGCGGAAGCAAAGAAAACGGCACTCAGGCCAGCTCTGGGGCTGGCAACGGATACAGCACGCCGTCGTATCAGGTTCCCACCCCTGCGGCGGACTTCGCAGAACTGGAAGACAACGATACACTATTGCCGTTCTAGGCCAGAAAAATCAATCTTTCCCTAAAAAGATTGACAGTATAGTTTGCATTTCCCTTGGCGGTGGGGGGTTAAACCGCCAACTCCAAAAGGAGGAGAATCGTGGCAAAAGAAGTTTTCAGAATCGCCTACCCGAAGACCGGCGCGGAAAAGAAGAAGTGGGCAAAGGAGTACGGAATGAATGCGTACTACGCCGGGAAGCACTGGGCATTGCGGAAGAAAGACGCCGAGCTATGGCACTGGCTTACATTGGCGGCAATGAACGCCCAGGGCATTCGCAGAACACCCTTTAAGCTGCCTGTAGCCGTGACGTTCTACTGGAATGACCGGCTGGATATCGACAACCATGCAATCATGGGAAAGATGATCGTGGACGCCATGAAAGGCCGTGTCATTGAGGACGACAGCCGGCGCTGGCTGAAAAGCGTTTCCCACAATTTCCACGACGAGGATTACATACAGGTTGAAATACGGGAGGTAAGGCCGTGACACAGTGTGAGATGGAAGACGAAGCAAGAAGCCAATTCACTTTTTACCGCTCATTTTTTGAAGCGGTTTTCAAGATAAAAAACAAGGCCGCAAGGGCAGAAGCCTATGACGCTATTTGCAAATACGCTCTGTTTAACGATGCCCCGGACGTAGACAAAATGTCTGACGCCGCCGCCATTGCCTTTATGCTTATCAAGCCGAATCTGGACGCAAGCAGACGGAAAGCAAAGTCTGGGAAAAACGGCGGAACCAGTAAGCAAACCGCAAGTAAAGCGGAAGCAAACGGTAAGCAAAACGGAAGCAAACAAGAAGCAAACTGCAAGCAAGAAGAAGGCGAAAGCGAGAAAGAGAAGGAGAAAGAGAGAGAGAAAGAGAACGAATGTTATCCCCCTAACCCCCTTGCGGGGGGAAGCGAAAAGAAAAAGCGATTCACCCCGCCTACGGTGGAGCAGGTGGCGGAGTATTGCCAGGGAAAGGGGTACCACATTGACCCGGAAGCCTTTGTAGCGTTCTATGCGTCGAAAGGCTGGATGGTTGGCAAAAGCCCCATGAAGGACTGGAAATCCGCCGTTGTCACCTGGACGAAGAGCGAAAGGCAGAGAATAGGCAACGCAAATACCCGCAGCGGCTACACCAGCGGCGTTGACCGTCTGGCGGAGATGTACAGGGAGGAATTTGGGAATGGATAAACAGGAAGCGTACCAGATTCTCACGCTTTTACAGGCAAATTATCCCGATTCTTTCCGGGGGATGTCCAAAGAGGCGGCAAACGTGAAAGTCAATCTTTGGGCGGATATGTTTTCCGAAGAGCCATTTGAGGCCGTTGCCGCCGCTGCAAAAGCGTACATAGCGACGGATACCGGCGGCTTTATGCCAACCATCGGGAAGCTGAAAGATATGCTCCATCGGATGCAGTCACCCCAGCAGATGACCCAGATGGAAGCATGGGGGTTGGTTGCAGGTGCACTGAGAAACAGCGTGTACGGCGCAGATGACGAGTTCCGTAAGCTGCCACCGGCGGTACAGCGGACGGTGGGAAGCCCCGCTCAGCTCAAGGAATGGGCGCTGATGGACGCAGAAACGGTGCAGTCCGTGGTTGCATCGAATTTCCAGAGATCGTTCCAAGTGTGCCAGAAGCGGGAGGACGATTACCAGAAGCTCCCCGGAGCGGTAAAGAGCTTTATTGCCGAGCTGGCCGGGAAGATGGAATTTGAAAAGCTACCGGAAGGCGGTGGAGTATGAAAAACGAAGTAGACAGGGAAAAGGAACGCCCCGGCCAGTACATCGATTCGGAAAGCCCATTTTGCAGGAACTGCACGCGGGACGATTGCCCAACCAACGGGGACGGCTGCAAGGCATGGGAAGCATATTTCATAGCGAATTGGAACGAAAACATCATGAAATCAATTGGAAACCACAAAAAACGACGCCAATTTTTCAGGTATGAACACCCGGATTTGGTGAGAGAGGGGATTGTTTTTGAGCATGAGCAAGGCGAAAATGTACGGCTGTTTCAAGCCGGAGCCGGTGAAGCGGAATTGCACCCCGCCCCGGTGGGGGAAAGTTCCTCGGGGGAATAAATGCGGGAAGAAAGGAAATGGGAAATGAGCAACATTGTAGAACAGCTTACGCCAAACCCAGTAAACCACAAGCATGGAGAAAATGGGTGTTGCAAAAACCCAAGGGCATGGGAAATGGAAATGATGCACCAGGTATGGGCCGCTGGGCTTCATGATGCGGCCAATTGTTTTCAGGATGCGCTTGAAGTAAAGTGGGAGCTTGAATCTCAGCGAAAAGTGAAGCCGAAAACAAACAGTGACAGAATCCGAGCTATGACGGACGAGGAATTAGCAAAAATCCTTAACGGCGGATGCCCTCAGGGAGGAGCAAAGTGCAACGGGCACTGCGGGCTCTGCTGGCTCGACTGGCTTCGATCCCCTGTGGAGGAAAGCCCCTCCGGGGAATAAAGAAAAACAGAAAGGAAATGGGAAATGAGTGGAGGCAAAATGCCTAAGAGAAAATGCACCGGGGCGAATTGCCCAATGCAAGTCGGGTGCGTTGTTCCGGAAACTTGCCCAGAGCCGGAGAAATGCCGGTATGCCACGTTCCCTCAGACCAACGCCGACCGCATCCGGAACATGACGGATGAGGAGATGGCTGACTTTGTGGCAACGTATGTGCACTGTGAAGACTGCTGGCTAGTGGATAACTGCGTGAACTGTGGGGACATGACCTGCTACGATAATATTTTAAGCTTTCTCCACTCCCCGGTGGAGGAGACGGAATGAAAGTTCTGATAGCCTGCGAGGAATCGCAAACCGTGTGCAAGACCGTCCCCGGGATTGCAAAAGCTATGGCGGAACAGTGGGGATAGACCATTTTCGCGAGGTCACGGAAATGGTTTAACCGCCTCGAAATCGACACTGTTAGGAGAGACCAATGACAAGAAAACGTTTTGTAAAACTGCTGATGTCGAAAGGCGTTAAGAGGAACAATGCAAACAGGATTGCACAAGAGTTCCGGAAAGGGTCTTTGCCCTATGAATTTGCATGGATTGCTTTGGAGTGGAGATTTTTGGAAGAATGAAAACAAGCGATAAGCCCGGGGGAACCCGGGCGGGAAGGAGATAACAATGGACGAAATCAAATTGAAGCCTTGCCCGTTCTGCGGGCGAATGCCGAAGGTACGGCGTAGTGCAATCGGAGGCTGCGGGGCCTGGGTGGAGGTGCGGTGCAAGCCGCTGTTCCGGCGGGAACACCTAGCGGTGCAGCATGGTGCGGCATTAATGGAACGGGCCTTTGACATGGCGGTGGAGGATTGGAACCGGAGGGCTGAAAAATGGACGAAATCAAATTGAAGCCCTGCCCGTTTTGCGGGGGAACAAAGATTTTTGTTGGAAGTGTTGTAGAAATTGAACTTACGGACGAGTACAGCCCATACTACGACTTATATAACAGCCAGTTTCAGGCTGTTTGTGACTATGATGCTGGAGGATGCGGGGCTTCAAGTGGCTGCTATAAGAGCAAAGCAACGGCAATTGAGGCTTGGAACCGGAGGGCTGAACATGGCTAAAGCGGTACTTATCAGCATCCGCCCGGAGTGGGTGGAGAAGATTGCCAGAGGCGAAAAGACCGTTGAGGTGCGAAAAACCAGGCCAAAGCTGGACACGCCGTTCAAATGCTACATCTACTGCACGCAAGGCAACGACGCACGCAGACTGCGCGGCTCATGGGGCAAGGTCATTGGGGAGTTTATTTGCGACCGGGTTGAAACCATCAAGGCGGCAACAGAACCGTATGGAATCTACGATGTGGACGATTACTTTGTGGCGCAGACCAGACTTGTGGATGGTGCTTTGTGGGACTACGGAAAAGGTGCAACACTGTACGGCTGGCACATTTCCAAGTTGGAAATCTACGACACGCCGAAGAAGCTGAGCAAGTTTTTACGCCCGTTTGAAAACTGCATAGGCAAAGTGTGTGATGAATATGGGTGTGCCTATTGCGAAAATGGTCATATCAAACGCCCGCCCCAGAGTTGGTGCTATGTGGAGGAATTGAAATGAGTGATTACACCAGCCGGGAGGCAATTAAAGACGCCATGCTGCGATATGGTTTTAAGGCTCCGGATATGACCGTTACCGAGTTTGTAGAAGACGAGTTGCCCACCGCCGACGTGGAGCCGGTGCGGCATGGGAACTGGAATATCCGGCTTTCGCGTGAATCGACCTTATGTCTGGAATGCTCGGTGTGTGGGCGTAAGGTTGATAACAGCGACTTACGCTTTTTGCTTGAGCTCGGTGAATACGGAGTAGCTTGCCAGCTATCCCCGTATTGCCATTGCGGCGCTAAAATGGATTTGGAGGAATAATCATGGATTTGTTAATGAAAACATCGATATTTGCGGCTGCGTTAACGGACGTTTACAAAGATGAGGAAGATCGTGAGCTACCGGCACTCCCAAAGATGGATTTGGGCGGCGATTTCACGGAGGATTTAACCGCTATGCTGTTCGCAATGCGCGTTGTTGCGGGGCGAATTACCCATAACAATTGGGATATTTTGGAATTTACACACGTTTTGAACACGCTCGCTGTTCAGCACCTCTTGGAGGATAAGGAGGATAAGGGCGATGACGATTGACCGAGCAATAGAAATTCTGAACCCGGAACACCGGGAGCATTACGAAAGTATAGACCCCGTGATTGAGGCCTGCCGGATGGGTATGAAGGCGTTGGAGCAGACACGGTGGATTCCTTGCAGTGAGAGGTTGCCGGATGACGGCGAATTTGTGCTAACGTATAAAAACGGGCAGTTTGAAGTCCAAGAATATGAAAAACGTAGAAACGGTTGGATAGGCGGTGGTGGTTGGTTCTGGTCACTTGCCATGGTCTCCCACTGGATGCCGCTGCCTGAACCGCCGAAGGAGGTGCAGTGGAATGAGTGAAAGACAAGAACACCGTCAGCGCCTTAACGCTAGAATTGCTTACGCCGCCGCTATTGAGCGGTGGGCGAAGAATCAGCCGCCACGCATTCGGTTCTTTGCCGTCAGACGGTGGCTGAAAGAGATGCCGAGGAAGGAGAATTTTTATGAGGGTGATTGATGCAGACGGGCTTCGCCGCAGAATTGTAGCATTTTGTACGGGATGTAGCACCACATATTTGACAGTGGAAAACATTGTGATGATGATAAATCAGGCTGATACCGTGGATGCCGTCCCCGTGGTAAGGTGCCGGGACTGCATTGAATTTGAGGAAATAGGCAAGTACCCCATGGGGATGCCTGAATACCCGGACGGGGGATCATTTGGGGATTGCTATTATTGGGACTACGAGCAAGGAATGTCCCCTAACAAGGTAGACGGCGATGATTTTTGCAGTTATGGGAGAATACGGGAGGTCGGAGAATGAGCAATGAACTCACCTACATGGACTGCTGGCACTTTATCGCCCCGCTGATTCCGGTGGACACTGACCACACAATGGATATTTACGTCATGGTGTTTAACGCCTTGAAAGAAGCGGAGAAGAAGCGGATTGCAGAAAAGAAAAAGGGGAGGAAAGCTACGGATGACACGTAAGCGCTTTATCAAACTGCTGATGGGGAAGCTTCTGCTTTCCCGGAACGAGGCAAACTACGTTGCCGATATTGTAAGAATTTGTGACCGGATTGTAAGAATTTGTGATCGGAGGGAACCATGAGCAAGAAACCGGACTATCTCACCCTGTGCTCCATAGCCGCCCAGAAGGCCGGGACGAGCTACGGCAAGTACATGGCAGGGCATTTCTAAAATCTGCCCCCAGTGCGGGAAGAAATTCACGCAGGGCAAGATCAAGCAGAAAATCTATTGCAGCTCGGAGTGTCAGAAAGCCCACGCCCAGAGAGCCGCTCAAAGGAGATACCGCGATAGAAAAAATAAGGAATTGGAGGTACGTGAATAATGGCAGAACAGGATTTCAAATTTGATGATGCGTTGCTCATGAAGACTGCACGCGAGATGCTTGCAAAAAAATTGGCCGAAACAGTGAAAGAGGTCGCCAAGTCCGGGGAATGGGAGATCCCCACAGTAGAGCAGGAAGAATCTGACCCGGAAAAGATTCTCCGGAGGATGTTTGCAAAATACGCCTACGGCAACGTCCCGGAGTGGTTCGCCTCTGCGGTATCTGCGACGTCCTATGTGCTGTCTGTGGACAAGGGAAAGGGGGTTGAGTGTATTTCCGCCTTGCACACGGCAGCGGAACGGGCACCGGCTGAAATTCGGATGACGGCGCAGACAAAACTGCTTAGGATATGCCAAGAAACCGGGATGCCCGGCGGGATTGGGAGCCTGCCTGTTCTCTAGGGGGGCAACATGGAGTACAAGGATAGCAGGAAGTACTGCGTCGGGTGCCGGTATTTCTTCGGATATTATGAAGGCAGCCGGTGCTGCAATTACATATTCGTCCGCGAGAAAAAGCGGCCTTGCCCGCCTGGGAAGGATTGCACCGAAAGGAGGGCGAAAACGAAAAACAGGAGACGGAATTTAATATTATAGCTTTATCTCTGTATAGTATATATTAAATATAATCTTATATCTTGTGTGTATTGTGTATATCTATACAGGGATTTACTAAGAAAAGAAAGGAGAATTTCTAAAATGTGCCTATTTTGCGAGGCGTACGATGGCAAGCGGCAAATCGCCGACTGGTTTCTAACTAATGGTCAACGTGTGGATATTTCCGTCGCAATCGTTGAACGGTATTTTACCCGGGAAGACCGGTTCGGCGGCCGCAGCCTGGACTATATCAACGATGGAAAGGGCGCACCCCTGAACTATTGCCCGACTTGCGGAAAGAAACTGAGTGGTACGGCATGGCCAAAATAATCAACTGCCCGAGCTAAAGGGGTATTTCATAAAATACGAAAGGAGAAACCGATTCCGAAACAAAATGCTTATCTTGCCAAGCAGGAGGCTGTTCAGCGGCAGTGCTTCAACGATGGTTGGGAACTCGGAACACAGCAGATGTGCGACTATATTTCCCGGGCCTTGCGAGACCCGGAGGCCATGGGCAAGGACACATTTAGCGGCGCAAGAATCCTGAAAGTCCTGAAGAAAACCAACGAAATCATGCAGTATTTCCGACCAGCGTTCCTGCCAAACGATGAAGCGGATTGGTATCAAGAACAGCTGGACAAGGCTCTCATGGAAGCGTATAATGGAAACGGTGAGACGTTCTTCCCGTTCCGGGAGCGGTACGATTGCCTGAAAGAGTACGACTATAAGTCTGGGAAATGGAGGAGATAGTATGAATCTTTTGAATGAAACCTTGAATATTCTCAAAGAAAACCGTAAAACCCCTGCGGATGTGCGGTGGGTTGGAAGAGAGTCTGTCAATGCGAAGTGCAGCTGGGACGGCTTTGCAAAACAAGCAAACTTCGAGTACGACAATGAATACGGCATTGCAGAAATACCTGGAGACCTGATTGTGGCCGGTGACGATTGGCGGCTTGAGAGGGCGGAGTATGACGGCTCTGAGCGGTGGGAGTTTAAGACCGTGCCAGCAGAGCCGGATTTGGACAGCCACGCATCCAGCCGGTGCCTTGGCCTTGGAGTGGAAGATAGGCTGAGGATAACGCAAGGGCGTAGAAACGGATACTATGAACTTTTACAAGCACCGGAGGGCGTTAGGCTCAAGGGAAATGGTGCCTCGGAGCAGGGCAGCGAAAAACCATCACTCGATGGGAGAGGAGGGCCTAGAGTATATTCTTTCAGTATAAAGTTCCGTGAGGATGTACGCATAAACGCTAATGATTTTTTGGACTTAATTGGGAAAGATCGCAAATTTGCGTTTACTACCAAGAGCGATGACGGAGCTGCGGCAAAAGAACTCATAGGAACGACCAAATCAGTCTCGTTCTACGGTGGGAACGTGGTTAAAATCACAGTTGCGTTTCCTGAGGAAGTCAAAGACTTGGATTGAAGACGTAGAAAAAGCTGGTGAGAAAATGATAAAAAACTGCGTAAACTGCGGCGCACCACTTGAAGGAAAAAAGTGTTCGTACTGCGGCACGATGTACAACGACTCCGGTATTGTAGCGTCGTTTGACAAAGACCAATGCACAGGGACATTGGCTATCGGAGGGAACGAATACACGGTCTATCTCGGAACAATGGAAGCATTCACCGTCTGTGGAAGAGCTGGGAGAGACAGTAAAGGGCGGCTCCAAATGGAGAATGGACGGATGATTCACAAATTCACGCTGATAGAAATGTGAGCCTATCTTATTAACAAGAATTTATATATAATAAATATATATAAGTCTT